GTGGACTTGAGATAAAATGTCCATCTGATTCGGTACACGTTAGCTACCTGAGAGCAGGTAAGGTGCCAGCAAAGTATTACCAGCAAGTGCAAGGATGTATGTGGATAACTGGGAGAGATTGGTGGGATTTCATGTCTTACCACCCCGAAATGCCACACCTGCTAGTAAGAGCAAGACGTAATGAGAAGTTTATTGAAGCAATGGCTAAAGAAGTATTGGCCGCAGTTGAAACCATAACAACAGAGACGGAGAGATTAGTATGAAAGTTGGATTAAGCATTAAGTTAGATGTAACAAAGATCGACAAAGAGCGACTGTTTGAGGGTGCTAAGGGTACATACCTGGACCTGACTACCTTCATTGATACTGCCGAGCAAGACCAGTACGAGAACAATGGCTTTGTATCTCAGTCAACTTCCGCTGAGGAGCGTGAGCAGGGTGTTAAGACTCCTATCCTCGGTAACGTAAAAGTGTTCTTCACTGATGGCGAAGCGGCTCCAGCTAATAATGCCAAAGCTGCTGCTCCTGTCGATGAAGACATCCCATTCTAATGGAAGTTATTGGTGCCGCCTTTTTCCTAGTGGTGATTGGCGGCCTTATCACTGGTATGATTCTACTAACACTTGACCAACAGCGAGAGTGGAAAAAGAAACGTGAAGCTGATAAGAAATAGATTACAGACCCCTGATGGGAAGATTCTTGAAAGCGTACATAGACATGATCATGTTTCGCATAGAGACGACAACGGCAAATTGTACTTCCTTGATGGGGGTCTGGACTATGCAAGATGTTCGGCCCATGGTGATGAGATTTACATGCAAGAGTGGGATGACGACCCTCACCCAGAGAAGACCGAGACACAACTTTGGTTTGACCTGATGAAAGAATGCGACTGATATACCATTACTGATATGGAATACATCAATATGTATCATTATATATCATCAACGATAGCTAGTATAATCCGCCCCTCTACAAACTACTGGGGTTTCACCGTGACTATCGCAATCATCGTTGTAATATGTGGCCTGGCTGCAATTGCATACCAAGACATAGCCTCCTAACGGGGGCTTTTTTAATGGAGTAGATTATGAAGCACATGATTATCCCTGACACCCAAGTAAAACCAGGTAGTAGCCTAAAGCATTTGGAGTGGGCAGGAAGGTACGCTGTAGAGAAGAAGCCCGACGTGATCGTTCACATTGGAGATCACTGGGATATGCCCTCGCTATCCAGTTGGGATGTAGGCAAGAAGTCTTTTGAAGGCCGTCGATATAAAGATGATATTGAGTCAGGCATCGAGGGAATGCGAGAGTTTATGAAGCCTATCTGGAAGGAGCAGGAAAGGCTAAGACGAAACAAGGAAAAGCAGTGGCGACCTCGGCTAGTGTTCTGCTTGGGCAACCATGAGAACCGCATTGAGAGAGCCATTGAGTCCGATGCAAAGCTAGAGGGGTTGATAAGCTATGAAGACCTAAAGCTAGACGAGATGGGTTGGGAAGTGTATGACTTCCTTGAGGTCTGTGTTATTGATGGTATTGCATACTCGCATTACTTCACCAGTGGTATTATGGGTCGGCCAGTCAGTAGTGCCAAGCTGATGTTATCCAAGAAGCACATGAGCTGTGTGATGGGTCACGTTCAGGATAGAGACATTGCCTTTGCTAACAGGGCAGACATGAAGCCCATGATAGGATTGTTCGCTGGTATCTTCTACGTCCATGATGAGGACTACCTGACAGCCCAGACCAACAGTAGCTGGCGTGGTGTGTGGATGCTACACGAAGTAAACGATGGGCAGTGTGATGAGATGCCTGTATCCCTAAACTACTTGAGGAAGAAGTATGACAGCAAATACTAAACAGGTAGGTGGTAGTCACTACATGACAGCTATCCAGCCTATCGAATATATCATGGCAAACAAGTTAGAGTTTTGCGAGGGCAACATTGTTAAATACGCGACACGCTGGCGAGACAAGGGTGGTGTTGAAGACCTCCGCAAGATCAAACACTACTGTGACTTTTTGATAGAGCGCGAGCTTTCCCAGGAGGAATTAGTGGAGGATATAAACTACTGAATATGCTATAATCGGGGCATGAAAAAAGACACTAAGAAATCTAGTCTACTATCCCGAATCGGAGTCTCTGGCTACAACAAGCCCAAGAGAACCCCAAAGCACCCCACCAAATCTCATGTTGTGGTCGCCAAGGAAGGCGATAATGTGAAGACAATACGCTATGGTCAGCAGGGCGTGAGTGGTGCAGGTGCCAATCCCAAGACAGCCAAACAAAAGGCTCGTCGTAAATCCTTCAAAGCTCGTCATGCTAAGAACATCGCCAAGGGTAAGATGTCTGCCGCGTACTGGGCCAACAAATCTAAGTGGTGATCCCATGCCTATGGTCGGTAAAAAAGAATACGCATACACTCCTGCTGGTAAGTCAGCGGCAATGAAAGAAGCCAAGAAGACAGGCATGAAGATGTCGTATGGCAAGAAGAAAAAGAAGTCGATGCTAAAGAAATGAGTAAGTCTAAGTCCAAGGTCAACGAAGCTGGTAACTACACCAAGCCCACCATGCGTAAGAATATGTTTGAAGCTATCAAGGCTGCGGGCAAGGGCGGTAAGCCTGGGCAGTGGTCAGCGCGTAAAGCACAGATGTTAGCAAAGCGTTACAAGGCCAAGGGTGGAGGCTACACCAACTAATGAAGAAGCCTCAGAAGTCCCTGCTCGACTGGGGAAAGCAGAAGTGGAGAACCAAGTCAGGCAAGCCTAGCACTCAGGGTTCCAAAGCTACTGGCGAAAGATATTTGCCCAGCAAAGCTATCAAAGCTATGAGCGCATCAGAGTATGCCGCTACTACCAAGAAGAAGAGAGCCGATATAAAGAAAGGTAAGCAGTTCTCGAAGCAACCAAAGAAGGCCGCAGCTAAGGCCAAGGGTTATCGTTAATGTCAAAAAAGAAAACCACAATCTCCGATCTTATTAGCCAACAAATGACTAAGTTTCCTGGTGACTTCAGCGATCTTGAGGCTGATTCTTTGTTGAAAAAAATAAACGAAGACGATATTTTTAGGGAGAAGTACAGGGCATCTACTGACTACACAAGTTCTGCACCCAAAAAATCATCAAAGACAGATGATGATATAGGTGATACAGGCTATAGCACCCAACAAGTTTTGGCTGGAGAAAACGATAATAAGCTGTTGGAAGAAATTGAAGGCATGGATGTAAGCAATTTTAATTTAAAAGATTTAGATGCAGAGCAAAAAACTTATGTGCAGCGAGCGCAACAAATACTTTCTGAAATGAATCCTACAAAAATGACAGAAAACCAGATGCTGCTTCAGGGAAAGTTGGCAGAACTCCCGCAAAGTTTATTAGAAAAATAAAGCCTAGTAAGTCCAGATAACCTGTACAGTATCGCGTACATCTACATGGATGAAGTTCTTGGCAATACCTATCCCGCCTAGCCCCATCTTCATAGCCTCACGCACAATCACATAGCCCTCTGACCCACTGTTGATGTGGATGTCAGCAGCAATACCCCTTGCATGGGTGCCAGGTCTAGTCTTACGAGCTTCGATGGAGTGAGAAGGATCACGGTATCCGCTGGTAATTTTGAAGGGGAATCCACACTGGTGACGTAGTTGGTCTAGCTTCTCTAAAAAGAAGGGGTTCATCTCATTAGCGCCAGTCTCTTGGCAGTCAAACTCCTTGATGTTGAAGTATTGCATCTGCATCAGTGTACCTCGTAGCTGTTGAAGTAGGCATTGATCAGTTCTGCCTTAGCTACTTCCATGCTGTATAGGATGTCTGGGTCTTCCATGTTGGATACGATCTGTATCTGATCGTCGTTCACGCCTATTACAATTATTGTGTCGTACTCTTCACATAGCTGTGACAGGTCTGGACGTAGGTTAGTTACTTTACCCATTCTTCATTCTCTCGTAAGTTCTCATTGAACCCAATCCTAACATACCCATCAGCACTGGCAACATAGTCGAAGTGTCAGCCTGTGGAATATCTACACCAAACCCTGCGGCTAGTGGCGAGATAAGAAAGTTCACTGCGAAACCCAGAACGCAAACCCAACCTGTAGCTGGTCGCCATCCTGCTTGGAACCAGTTTCCTTTTGCTTCTTCTCGGTTGACTGCGATCTGAGCCAGTGCGATTTCCTGCGCGTGGCGTTCAGACATTGTTGCAATCTCATGGGCGATCTTCTGCTTGGTATCCGCATCGGGTATAAACTTATCCAGTAAGTTAGTGACAGGTGCAATTAGCTTATCAATCAAAAGAATTTCCCCACAACAAAGAGGCCAATGATTAGAGGATAGATTCCCCATAAGGCGGTCTGTAGCTTACCAAACTTCACCTGGCCCTCCTCTAGTCTACGCTCGATGTTCTGATAACGTACTGTGCATTCTCTTTCGTGACCTTCTAATTTTAACAGTGCTTCTTGTACAGTTGCCATGATAAAATCCCTTTAGATTGCTGCTATGATGAATGCTAATAGTTCTGAGTAGCGAACACCAAGCCTGGTGACTTCTTCACTTGTTACTTCACCTGTCTCTTCGTTTGTTACTTCATTTGTCCAAGTGTCTCGTGTAAACATTCCGTATTGACTTGCATCAAGACCCTCTGCAGCAAACGCGGCCTCTAAGTCCTGAGCAATAACACCAACGTGAATCCTGGCTTCATCGCCCTTCAACTCTACAGCATCATTGAACTTGAACTTCCTGATCAAACCCTTACAAGCAGTGGCAACCCTGCGCTCTGCATCTGAAAGTTGTTCAATAGATTGCTTTTGATTTTGGTCAGACGTATTGATTGAGCCTGTTCCAGCAAAGACTGTCTTAAACCTGTTTGATGATGAACCCAAATCCGTAACATTGTCAGTGGCTGCACCAGCGCCATTTACAGGGATTACATTGTTGTCACCACCGCCAGACATACGCAAACCACAAGTGCTATCTGCAATAAACAGCTCATTGCTTACCAAGCCAATCGAGCCTCTTTCTGTGCCATTATAAAACTCTAGGTTGCCAGAAGAGTCCATTGCGAGTCGATGAGTAAATGTAGATGTGTCGTAGTTCCAGTGACCAAAAGAAAGTTTCTCACCGTCCTTAACAGTGATGTCCCCTTCAGTAGTGCTGTTAGCCTCCATGATAAATATAGCAGGGCCACCAGTAGGGTTGATAAGGTTCAGTAGAGCCTGGTCTTCATGGTCGTCAACAAACTCCCAGATAGTCTTACCTGTCGGGCCATTACCAATGGTAACGTGAGTATCGGTATCCCAGCCAGACACAAACATACGGCCTTCACCTTGATCGTTAGGGCCAGTAATAAACGCAACATTGCCATCATGCTCATTGTCAGAGTTACCATAAAGCTGCATACCAGCACCGCGAGAACCTGCTGTGTTAGCATCTCCTGCGGCATATATCTGTAGCTCATCACGACCTGTGCTTGCATTCTTCTGAATAAGTGCGTTCTGCCCAGTATTGCCTACAAAACGAATTTCATCATTTACTTGCATTTGGTTTACAGTAGCGAAGTCAGTAGCCGAAGTGGTGCCTGCACTTACGATTGGTTGCCCAGAACCGTTAAAGGAAAGGAACTTGTTTGCTCTAGCTGCCTTGAGTGGCAAATCTAAACTAACTGTTGGATCATCATCCTGCAATCCAATTGATCTATCAATGCTAGTCTGCACCTGATTAAGCGCAACGTAAGCCTTATCAAAGTCGCCATTAACATCGGATGCTAAGAAGTCCCCAGCATTCTGGTAGTTGGTAGTTCTATCTATAGGCATAGACAAAAAGACGCTAACATCAACACCCGAAGAAGCCCCAACAGTCAATGTAACATTGCCGCCACTAGCAACACCAACATTAGATACAGTGTACTGACTGCCAAATGTTAAAGTAACTCCATTAACGACAACAGTAACGTCACTACCGGATAAAGCCTGAAAGGTGTAAGCAAACACCGTTTGGCCAGAGCTTGCTACATAATCATTTCTTGTTGTTGCGCCTGTAACAGACATACTTATTCCTCAATAATTTTAGTCATTCCCAAAGTGCTAACGACTTCAGCAAATGTGTTTTCTGTGTTGATAGAGTATGCTAGATCACTATCTACCATGGCATCATATTCCGTAGTAAGGAATGGCCCTGAGCTAACCCAATACTTTCTAATGCCCTTCTTTAAAAGGATGTCAAAAAAGTCTTCACCCAGTAATGCCTGTGCAGCAGCCTTGTTTGTATTGGCTACAATTATGGTTGCATATGTGTTCATAACGTAACCCCTGTCTTAGCTGCTATGTATGCTTCAAGTGACGCTATCTCTGTAGCATTAGAAGTAGCGCCCCTAACAACCAGGCCATAGATACGCCCATCTAATTGCAGGCTAGTTGCATTATTTCGCGCACCAACATTCAGCGTATGATTGCCATAATTACCTGCACCCTGTGTGCCTGTATTTGTAGCCTCTTGAGTTCCGTCAACCCTAACTGTAGATACTGGGTCGCTAATATCACTCAAGCCAGTTAATAGATGAGTGCCGACATCAAAGGGTGAAGCATTAGCAGCTTGAACAGAGCCATCACCTGTAGACTGATAACGATATAAGCCTGCGCCTGTACTAATAGCAGCAAGCCTAAATGAACCATCATTGGCTGTTACACTACTAGAGATTTCTGCAATTACGCCAGTATCTAGGGTGTCCTTTGTGATGCCTGCACATACAGTCATAGAGTCAGTGCCTGTAAAGTCAATAGCACTTGTAGCTAGACCTTGTGCTCCAAAGAACTCTAAATAGTACAAAGACCCTGCTTGTCGTAAAGTTGGTCGTTTAGCAGAAGTAGCCTGAATAGCGTGGTTGCCGTTTCCAGATTTGTCAGCCATGTACCCTACAGGGCTGTTTACCGCAGGAGCGCCAGTGCCATCGCTGTTCTGAAACAAGGTAGTCAGATCAGAAGGGTCATACCACGAACCCTCCTCACCACTAGAGAATAGAGATGCAGGACTAAACGCTGCACCCCCATGCATTGTAGGAACTTTAAATAATGTAGCGCCAATGCCAATCATTTAAGACACCAGTGCGTGTATGCCTGTTGCAGTGCTACCAGTCTTTACTCGCTTGCATGAGCAAACCAAGTAGAAGTTATCTGGCACAGTAACGGTACGCTCTTGGTCGTTAGCGGTTGTAAAAACAACAGTACCGCCAACAGTAATGTACAAGCCAATAGCTACTGATGCGAAATAGTCGGTATCGTGAGGAGTGACTGACTGAATATCTAAAACAGCGCCAGTAAGGTTGTTACCTATACCTTTGAATACATTGTTGGTTGGGTTTGTCATAATAATTTCCTGTTTGAATTGGGTTGATTATACTAAAAATTGGTTAAAAAATATACAGCTATTGTGACTTCTCATACTTTTCTAGGCCCTTGAGATACTGCTCAACAGACTGTTTGGCTCTCTGATAGACCTGTCTATCTAGCTGCTCAAGTCTCTTAGCCTTCTGATCCGCTGACATTCTCATATCACCACGAACCTGCCTTCTCTTCTTGTTTAGCTTGGCAATCTTCTTAGCTGCTCTCTTGACCTGGCCTTCCTGAGAAAACATAAACTGATTCTCTCTTCTGTAGTCCTTGGCCTTCTGACCACTGTAAGACTTCAAAGAGTTAGACTTGATCTTAACTTCTTGCGATAAGTCATAGAAAGTATTGCCGGTAATAGATGATCCGCTAACTACTGGGCGCGTTAAGAAACTGCCAAGCACAGGGGTATCCAAGGCAGAGGTAGGTCTTGCCGAGTAAGGCTGGTCATTAAACTCTCTAACCTGTCCTAGTATCATATCACCAGCACCAGTGATGTACTTAGAAGAACTAGCAAAAGTACCTTTAAGTAGCGCATCAACATTAGCAGGAGATACATTAAACTTCTCGCCCAACACTCTAGCAGTTTCACTGGTGTATGGAGTAGCCCTAAGCTCTGGCTCAAGGTCATCTAGGTAGTCAGGGTAAATACGTTGCCCACGATAGAAGTTCCAGTTAGTTGTAATCTCAAGAGCAATTTTTGCTGGGGGTGGCAGTACTCCTGTAGCATCAGAAACCGGGCTAAGAGACATCCACATTCCAGCAAGCACTTCCTCGTATATGCTTTTGCCAACAGGGTTATTGTTCTGATGGCTCCAAGTCATAAACTTCTCGGGCAATGTTCCAAAGATGTAGCCGGGTGCAAAGGGCTTAGGTACTCGCATCCACTTTCCACCAACCTTGTAAATCCAATGCGTATCACGAATCCATTGCGGATGCTCTAGGTACTCTTGCCTTTCGTCATCTGGAGCGCCATACAAGTAGTATCCAGCCAACAGCACACTAGGCATAGTAATGGTCATTGCCGCTATCACGCTAACCTGCTTTGGATTCTTCTTGAATGCCCTGATTAACTTGTCAGTACCCTGTACAGCAGCGTTAAAGAAAGGCACATACCTGTTAATACTTTTACCCACACTACCAGAACGCATAAAGTCAGCAGTGCCTTGGCGAGATTCCTGGGCAGCCTTTAGGTCAGACATACCTGCTCTTTTAGATGCAGTGAATATACCAATACGAGTTGCTTGCTCAGTAGCACTAGCAAAATCAGCTAGAGGCTGAAGACCAAAGGTACGCAGCATCTTCATCGAATACTTTGTTTCATCCATCAAGTCTTTATGCGCGTCATACAGACCAGTATCAGACAAGTCCATGTATGTACCCATAGAACCACCAGATGCTTTCCACTGGTTATAAGACTCACCATCATCAACTAGAGATGCAAGCCCCTTAACCATGTCGATAGGAGTTGGCCTAGCTTCTGACATTAAAGCAGCGTTAAACTGATCTCTAAATGTATTCTTCAGAATAAACTCAGGGGTCATTGTTGCACCAACTCTAAACACAGTTGTAGGGGCAGCCAAAAGCTGCTTGAACAACCTCTCACCAAAGCTCAACTGCTCAGGCTTCATTCCTTGCATGGCCTTTAGTATTGGGTCAGACACCTCAAAGTATTTACGCTTACCATCAATGAAGACTTCTACTGCATCAGCAGGTGGACGGTTAGATGGCACTAAGACCTTCTTACCATCAATAGTAACCTCTTGCATCTGCTGGGGTATCTCCTGAATAAACTCAGGGATATAGTCTCTCAAGTTGACAAGACTTCGGGCAATGTTGTTTCTTGACGACAAATCAATGATGCGAGATGTATTGCCAATGATACTATTGATAGGGTCTTTAATAGCCAGGTCAGAGCCTCTAAGACGCTTTACGACAGCCTTAGCTGATGCACCACTAAACAAATCTTTACCGCCCTTAGAAGGCTGCATAAGGGGCTTCAGTATCTCTACTGCACCGGGGTCATCAGTAATGATTCTGTCATACTGCTCTTGACTTATCTTCTCTTCATCAATGACCTGCTGTATCTCGTCATCAGACAAAACGCCCAGAACCCTACGAACTTGATCTTGGTTAAATCCTTTGTTCTTTAGGAAGTCATTCAGCATCACACGTTGGAAAGGTATGTAGTTCTGGTTAGCATTTACAATCTCATTGTATTGCTCTTGAGACATATTGCCTGACTTAACAAACAGTTGCAGTACACGCTTCTGGAATCCATACAGCTCTTGAGAAGTTGAATCAAAGAACTCAATAGCATCACCATACTTGAATGCTAGGTCGGCTAGATCAATCTCAGCCTGTAGTGCCTGCTCTTCTGAAACTCTACGCTCAGTAACTGGGCCAACAAACTTCTTGTCTTTAGCAAAGTCTGGCTGTACTACTGTAGGTTGTGGCTGTGTTGGGCCTGCAAGTTCGGGTTGCTGTACTTCCTTGACCTCTTCCTTCATTCCTCTTCGTCTAGCATAGTTAAGGCTTATAGAGTAAGAACCCTCCCGATCATATTCCTGCTTTGCTGCAAAGGCATCCCTTGCGTCCAGTTGACCCATATAATACGCCTGACTATACGCTTCGCCATCCTCCTGACTTAGCGAAGAAGGATCACTCACAGAACCTTTTTCTTGCTTATGACCAGCAAGGTATCCTTTAAGGGCATCTTTCTTTTCTTTGTCCGTCATGCCTTTCTGGAAAGGAAATCCTCTCTCTAAAGATGGGACGGCAAGTGTCTCAAAGTCTTCTGTAAGGTTTTTCTTTGTTGACTTTCTTGGCTCGTCAAATACTCGGCTAGTATCAACTTCAGCCTCAACCTCTGGAGCTACATCTCTTTCACCGGGAATAGTGTAGTTCTGCAAGTCCTGCTGGATACGCTTGGCAATTAGGTACTTAGCAAGGTCGGCTTTTCTCTTGGCTCTGCTAGGCTCAACACCAAACAGCTTGGCATCAAAGGCTTCCAGGATTGGCTTCAAACCAATGCCGGACTTAACCATGTTGCCGTTCTCATCCATAGAGTATGTGTTTCTCTGGAGGGTGTACTTAATGTTTCCAATGATTCCGCTGTACGCACTAATAAGAAGCTCAGTGTTAGCACCATCAAGAACTGCTGCACCACGACTCTTAGCCAGCTTCAAGGCTTTTTCTACTGCGTCAAACTTGTTTACAAATGCCGCATAAAAACTAGCAAATAGACTCTGGCTGTGGTCAATCATAGGTGGCGCTTTATCAACTAGCTCAGGCTGGTCAACAAACTCAGCTAACAACTCACCTTCTGGGAAGTCATACATCTCAGCTCTCTGAGCAGTCTCTTGCTCTACCAGGAACTTCTCAAGCTCGGCAACATTCTCATTGAACTCTGCCTGATCAATACTATCGGCGTACTCAATGTCCTCACCAGCCAGTGTTGCTTCAGTCTCAACAGGAACCTCTGACTCATTGTACTCAGCAATACTTCGGTAAGCCTCATCAAAATATTCTTTTGTCTGCAAGTCATCCATGCTGTCAAGACGACTAGCTTCGTCAAGAATCATGTCAATTTCCATCTGATCACCTTGATTTAGCAAGAGATCAAAATCGCCATCACCTAACCACTCGATAACCATTTCAGCCATTTCATTATCGCCAATCGTTCTGTCACTAGAACCACCAGCTCTTGCGCCCATATCAAACAGGCCCATTTCTTCATTATATCTTTCCGTCAAGTCAGATATTGTTTGCTTTGGATTTTTAACAGACCAAACTCTTTTGAGCTTTTTACCAATAGGTGACTTTTTGTTTGCACCATATCTTCCAAACTCGTCAATGTTATAAAACATACTAGGATCAGCGCCATAGTAAATCAACTGCTCAGGGTCTAACGCACCGTTACCGGCAATAAGGTCAATAAGCCTTAATGATTTTTTCTTTATATTTTCAGCAGCTTTCTCTAACCTCTTTACTTCTTTTTCTCTGCGCTTATCAAAAGACAACTCTTCAGTAGCCTCATATTCCTGTATCTTTGCTTCATTTATTTTTTGAGATATTACTTCTCTAGGAACAAAAGAAACCTCCATGAACTCAAGCATAGTTTGATCTTCAGACTTCTGCTGATCATTGACGTAATCGCCAACTCTATCTTCTTTCAGCACAACACTGACAGGCGCGTTCTCTTCAACATTAGTCTGCTCATCAACTACGTTTTGCAGCTCTTCATCAGTCAGCCCCTCAAGAGCTTCCATGATTTCCTGCTCAGTGCGCCCCTGATTAGACAGTATGTTACTTGCAGCAACACCTACAGTCTTAACGCCACCCATAGTAGCGATCAGTCCAGCTTCAATAAGGAACTGGTCTTTGTCAGGAACAATGCGATCCCACACTTCATCAACTGTGAATGTGTCACCGAATGCCATATCAACGTAGGTATTTAGTACAGCAGCAACACGCTCCTCACCAAGCTCATTAAGCACACCATGCCAACCAGCTCTGGTCAGTATCTCCTGAACCTTAGCGTTAGGTTGTATCTTCTGGTAAGCCTTGGTAATACCCTCTATAAGTGCAGGTGGTAACTTATTCAGGGACGTTTTAGCATTAGTAGCAAGTCTGCGAGTAATTGGGTTTAAGACGTACTGCCCAACCTTAGCGCCAACAAGCTCACTGGCAATTTCAGCGTTAGTGTAGGCAAATGCTTTTAACGCAGTGACAGCCGGGGATTCTTTGGCATCACTCAAGATAGCCTGACCTGACTGGGTAAGCTGTACATACTGACCTAAACGCAAGTCACCATAGTTAGCTACGTTTGCTGGAACCATTGCAGTAGATTGGGCAGCAACTCTAGCGCCATAACCTGTGTAACGTGCAGCAGCAGCAGCTTGTGCAGAAACCATAACGCCCTTGGTTAGAGCCTGTGTAGCAGCAGCCTGTGCAGTCTTACCAACACCACCAGTAGCAGCAAACTCAGCTATAAACGCTGGCATAGGAGCGCCGTAATACTTCATGCCACCACCCCAAGTAAAGCCCCTGATCTGCTTCTCAAGCTCAGTGTCTATGTAGTCATTGAATCTTGTTTCTTCAGACTCAGTAAG